GTATTGCTGAAGGGGTGGCATTTGGAATACGTCCGCCCAACAGCGAATTGCACAAAAGTTAATTAGTATTCCAATTGCTCATAGCGGTTACGTCTGCCACGCTTGCAGCAATACCTATGTTGTACGTAGCTTTTTTTTTTCTTAAAATACTTAAAAATGGAAATATCAAATAGAAATTATAATAGAATAGAAAGGCTTTATCTTTTTTGTTGGCTATATACGGCTCATAGGGATTTTGATTTAGCAAAAATAATAGCAAAAAACAAGCCTTTGAATTGGAAACAAGCTGAAAGTTTGTCTGATTTTTGTAATCAAATAGTAGTAACAAAGGAAACAAAGCCACAAGAATTTATTTCAGAAGAAAATGAAAGCTTGGATAATGCTATTGATAAATATTTAGTTCTTAAAGATTGTATTGAGCAAGTAAAATTAAGATTAGGGGCAAAAGGCAAAAACGAATTATATAAATCTGTTAATGCTTTTTATATAAAAAAATTATATTGTTATCAAATGGATAGCTTTTATACTTTTTTGATAAATGGGTTGTTTATGTATGCTAACAGAATGATTACTTTTCAAGATTTCTTAAACAATTACTGTTTTGAAGTTTCTTTATTTACTGGCAAAAAGTCGCCTATAAATTTAAAATACGTAATTAAAATGTCAAATTACATCTTGAAATGTTAGGGTCTTTTAAAATAACGTACAACAAAAGGGCTTGAAGCAGTAAAAGCAAGTGCGGTTATGATGTTTAGTTACATAATTGCTTGGCTTTGTTTGTCAGCTTTTATTGCTGCAAACACCATGTTAAATGCCGTTTATATTGTCAAACCAGTTGTCAATAATTACTTTACAACTTAAAATAAATAAAATGGATAAAGAAAAATACGGTGTTAAATGGGAAGTTTTTTCAGATGACAACTTCTTTGATATGTGGGCAGTTCGTCCAATTGGGGATAAAGATTTTAATAGCCAAAGATTGTTTCACTATGTCTATAAAGAAGATGCCGAAAAGTTGAAAGAGCTTTTAGACAAATCTCATTGTGCAGTACCAAATAAATAATTATGATAGGATTTGAAATACCCGATGGCTTTATAGACTTTGCTGATACAAGATTTAACTGCCCTATTTGCAACAAAGAATTTATTGATGATGATGATAAATATTGCAAGAGAATAAATAAAAACAAAAGCTGGGTTACAAAAGTAAAATGTGATTGCAAAAAAACATTTTGTCTAACTGTAAATACACAAGGCGATTTTATCACTTTTAATGGCAGCTAACGAAAAAGTATTGCCGATGTTGGGGGCAATAGAATTACAAAAGCCCAACAGCAAAATATTCTAATGATGATTAAAAAACAAAAAGTACATAGCGGTTTCGTCAGCCCCAATATTGGCAATACACCTGTTATGGGCAGTACGGTGAGTATTAGAGAGATTGAAGGAATAAATAGGGTGCATCACCTTAACTTTCTGAATAACACTCTGCCCGATAAATGTGCAAACCTTATCATAGCAGACCCCCCATATTTTGAGGTTAAAGGGGCGTTTGATTTTGTGTGGGAAGATATGAAAGCATATTTGTTAGATGTTGAAAAATGGGCAAAGGAATGTAAAAGGCTGCTTGCTGATAATGGTACTTTGTTTTGGTATGGACACGCTAAAAACATTGCCTACGCACAGGTAATACTTGACCAATATTTTGACTTACAGAACCATATTAAATGGCGTAAAACAGACTGCCAAACAAGGAAAGGCTACGATAATTACAGGATTTTCCCACCTGTTACAGAACATATTTTAATGTATAGCCAAGAGGAATATAATTTAACGCAGTGCATTTTTCATATAAGGGATTACATACGGGCAGAAATTATGAAATCTAAAGGCAAAATATCATTTAAGGATATAAACAGCACTTTAGGTACTGCAACAAATGGTGGTGGTGTGGCTTCTGCTTGTTTAAGTTTAGATAAGGCAGAGCCAACAATGATTACTAAGGAAATGTATGAAAAATTGCAAAATTGGTGCAGCCCACATTTAGAAAAAGAATATGAGCTATTGAGGGCAGAATATGAGCTATTGAGGCGACCATTTGACAATTTTATGAGGATGGAAGATGTTTGGGATTTTGCTCAAGATGTACATATTACGGTCAACTATGACCACCCAACAAAGAAAACTGAAAAGCTGGCAACTACAATGATTAAAAGCACAACAAACCAAAAGGATTTAGTTGTAATACCGTTTGCAGGTAGTGGAACTGAATGTGCTATGTCTGCAAAGGATAACAGGAGTTTTATAGCATACGATACAGAATTAAAATATGTCGAAATGTCGAACAATAGAGTTTTGGAAATACTTAGGAAGCCTGAACTGTTCCGGTAGTATTGCCCATAACGATAGGGCTTGCCGTCAGGTAGGGGGTTTGAAAAACCGTCAGCCCATAACCGCTGCATAATAAAGATAAAATGATGAAATTAAAAAACAAAAGCCCATAGATGCTGTTCAAGCTGGAGCATAAGCCCAATAACGGACTGATGTTCATTGTTACAACTTCTGCCACAATAACGCAAAACGCAATGTTGTAGGCAGTGCAAAAATAATGGTCTTTTTGTCAACCAATTTTAAACGGATAAAAAATTTAATAAATAATAAAATGAATAATTATTCAAAAATGTATTGGCTAACAAGGTTAGACGAATTACAAGGTCTTTTAATTTTTTTAATGGTAACGTGTTTTATACTTTGCTTAGTAATTTTAATAGGCAGTTTAATTTCTTCTGACTTTGATGAATTTAAAAGCAATGAAGAAATAGAAGTAAGAAAAGGAGTTAGACAAAAGTTAAGAGGCAAAGTAAAATGGATTTTTCCATTAGGTATTTTATTTCTTATTTTGAAAATATTTATTCCAAACAAAACAGAAGCAATAATAATAGTTGCTGGCGGTAAAACTTTGGACTATGTTCAAAAAGATACTTCATTGTCAAAAATACCATATCAAACAACTGCTATAATTTCAGATTATTTGGATAAAACAATAAAAGAATTAAAAGATAAAAAATAATTGTCAGTATGTGGCGATACTCTTAGGGTGTCGCTGTATTGCCTACAACTCGCTAATTGCCGCAACTATGGCTACAACTTGTACACCATGAACCACCGATTTGTCACAATAACAACATACGCCAATCTTTGCAAAATAAACCGTGAAAGCGTTTACAAACGCATTAAAGCAGGTAAGTTGCATGTAAGCGAATATTGCGAACATCCACTAATCGACTTGCAAGAATACCCGCCAAACAAAAAAAGGCACGAAAAAACACAAGTAGAAGTTAAGCAAATGCCTAGCTGGATGTATGATTAAAGTCAGCAACTTTATTAAGCATAACTTTGTTTGTAATTTATTCGTAAATTTGTAGAGAATATGGAATACAGAAGCATAGCAGAAATAAAAAGTAACCCCAAAAATCCTAGAATAATTAAGGATGATAAGTTTGCTAAGTTGGTTAAAAGCATTAGGGATTTTCCCCAAATGCTAGAGAAACGCCCCTTAGTTTGCTTTACCGATACCGATGGTAAGCTAGTTGTATTGGGTGGTAATATGCGGCTAAAAGCGGCTAAAGAAGTGGGCTTAAAGCAATTGCCCGTAGTACTAGCAGATGATTGGAACGAGGAACAAAAAAATGAGTTCTTAATTAAAGACAATGTAGGCTTTGGCGAATGGCAATGGGATGAGTTAGCGAACGAATGGGATGCAGAACAGTTGAGCGATTGGGGGTTGGATGTGCCTGATGTTATGGTTATTGATGGCAAAGAAATACCAATTGATGAAGATTTTGAACCTGCAACAGAGCTAGGCATTCAAAAAGAGTATCTAGTTATTGTATTTGAGAATGAAGATGAGCATAAAGAAGCAATTGAAAAATTTGGGCTGAAAAAACAAAGAGAGGTAAACAACGAAAAAATAGAATTGAATAACGTAGGAATTCAAAGAGTTATTAAATATGAAGATATGTGTACCTTCGTCAAATAGGGCAAAAAGTTGCAGTACTACTTTAACGCTAAAAGAAGCGTTTTTTTTCGTTCCAGAAAACGAAGTAAGCGAATATGAGAAAAACATAAGAAATAAAATTATAGCAGTTCCATTAAAATATAATGGCATAACAAAGTCTAGAAACTTTATTTTAAACTACTTCAAAGGTGAAGATATTCTTTTCATAGATGACGATGTGCGGCAATGCGGCTATTTTACAAATGGTAATATGATAAGCCTTAAATATGAATCATCTGATTTATGGGAAAGCGTTTTTATAAAGCATTTTGAGTTAACTAAAGGATTAAGGTTTAAAATTTGGGGTTGCGAGTCTGCAACTACAAATTTCGCCAATCACCCGTTGCAGCCTTTTTCATTTTCGGGTGTAATAAATTGCAATTTGTTAGGCATCGTAAATGATGGCTCTTTTTTCTTTGATGAACAATTTGAAGTCAAAGAAGATTACGATTTAGTATTAAGGCATTTTAAAAAATACGGGGGGCATTTAAAAACAAGGCAATTTTATTGGGCGAATAAGCACTTAATAAACAAAGGCGGGTGCGTCGATTACAGGAGTGACGAAATGGAAGAAAAAGCAATATCTTTATTAAAGAAAAGGCACGGCGGGATGATTACAAAAAGTACTCATTCTAAAAACAAATATTCAATTTCTATAAAATGGGGCTAAGAAAAGATTTAGACAAGATACACGAGAGGTTTATATACTACCTTATGAATGGTGATACGCCTATATATGTAGGCACATCGAGGAATCCGAGGGCTAGATACCAAAACCACTTAAAAAAGATAAAAGAAAAAAATACAGCACCAGTTTACATTTTTTGTAATGAAAATAACATTATACCTACTCTTAAAATAGTTTCAAAAATAATTGGGTTTTATTCGGATGCTGAAAAAGTAGAAATTTCGCATATACAAAAACATGCATCAACTATTTTAAATTTCTATAATAACCCGTTATCTAAAAATAAAGTTAATAACAAATCAGATGCCATTTAAAAAAGGAGTAACACCACTAGGGGCTAAGCCTTTTGTAAAAGGGCAAAGCGGCAACCCAAAAGGTAAGCCACGTAAAATACCTGAATTAAACAAGCTATTAGCAGAAGTATTAGGGGATGAAAAAGAAGGCATTACAGCAGCACAGGCAATACTATCAGCATTGCGTTCAAAGGCTATAAAAGGTGACGTGAGAGCCGCAGAAGTGTTATTGGATAGGGCTTACGGTAAGTCAAAAGAAACGTTGGACGTTACAACAAATGGCGAAAGCATGAACCAAAAATATGACTTATCAAAATTGAGCGATGAAGCATTAAACGAGTTAAAAAATGCAATTACCACCGATTAATGATGTAGATGCTGAAAGGTGTAAACGTCAACTTTATAACTTTGTCCAATACTTTTGGGATACTATAATAGCCGAACAGCCTATTTGGAATTGGCATATAAAATACATATGTGATGAACTGCAAGAAATAGGCTTACGAGTTGCAAGGCGTGAAAAAAAAGAATACGATTACTACATCATAAACGTTCCACCAGGTTCTAGCAAGTCAACTATAATTAGTGAAATGTACCCTTTGTGGTGTTGGGTAAACGACCCTACACAGCGTTTTATTTGTGGCAGTTACGCTAGCACACCAGCCGAAGATATATCGGAGAAATGCTACAATATTTACACGTCCGATAAATTTAAAGCCTTATACCCACACTTAGTAAAAAACACTACAGGCGGCAAAACAAACTTTAAAAATGGCTTGTTAGGTGAACGATATACAACTTCTACAGGTAGCGGCATCACAGGTATTCACGCCCACCAAATTATATTAGACGATCCAATGTCACCAAGTATCGCAAGTAGCTTAGTTGAGCGAGAGAGGGCTAACAAATGGGTAAGCGAAACAATAAGCAGCCGTAAAGTAGATAAAGATATTACCGTTACCATCATTGTAATGCAACGGCTACATGAAGCCGATACTACAGGCTTTCTATTGGCAAAGTCTAATCTAAAAGTAAAACACATTTGTATACCAGCACAACTAAGCGAAGATGTTAAGCCAATTGGATTACAGCAACTTTACAAAAATGGGTTGTTCGACCCTATAAGATGCTCATTATCAACTATTCAAACTTCAAAAAGTGATTTAGGTAGTTATGGCTATGCAGGGCAATTTATGCAGCGTCCTTCGCCTTTAGATGGCGGGTTGATGAAAAAGAATTGGTTTACAATTATTAAACCTAGCCAAATACCGCCTAATTTAACTACTAATTTTCAGTTAGACCCTGCATACACAGCAAAACAATTAAACGACCCTACAGGTGCTACAGCGTATCAAACAGACGGTAAAAACATTTATATTCTACACTCTACAAGTGTTTGGAAGGAATTTCCGCAGCTATGCCAATGGATAACAGCATGGGTAAGCGAATATGGATATACGAATAAAAGCAAAGTAAGAGTTGAACCAAAGGCAAGCGGCAAAAGCGTCGTGCAGCAGCTAAAACAAACAACAAGCTTAAATATTATAGAAGACGAGCCGCCAAAAGATGACAAAGTCACACGAGTAAATAGTGCATCACCAAAGATGGAAAGTGGACGTGTTTTTTTAGTTGAAGGCAATTGGAATGAAAGCTTTTTAAACCAAATAGCAGCGTTCCCAAATGGCTTACACGATGATGAGGTGGATAATTTAACGGCTATAATACACAACGAACTAAACAAAGCCAAACAGCAATGGGTGTGGGCGTAAAAAAAATATTACATTTGGTGAAAAAATTACTATAATGGGTTTAATAGATAACATAAAAAAGGCTTTTAGCCGTACTAATAACGTTCAATCTACCATGCTAAAAGGTATTGCCATTTATAATGCAACCGACCAGCAAAAACTACTTGAAAGCGGCTATTTGAACAACGCACAGGCTTACAGCATTATTAGAAAAATAGCCAAAACAGCCGCAACAATACCATTTAACGTTTACACGGTAAAAAACCAAAAAGCCTTTAAAGAGTACAAAAATCTGCAAAAACAAAAGGATGCGAGCCCACAACATCTAATGAAGTTGTACGCAAAAAAAGAACAAGCCTTTGAATTGGTAGAAGACGAAAATAACCCAATACAAAAACTACTAGAAAATCCAAATCCTATTTATGATAAAATGGAATTTCGAGAAGGTTTTTATACGTTTAGGCTAACAACGGGCAACGCTTACATTTATCAAAATTTGCTAGAGTTTGGTGTAGATAAGAATAAGCCCGTTGAGTTGTGGCTATTACCCTCTCAATATGTTTCACCATTAATTACAACTACTTTTCCGAGAACCATTACAGCCTACAAGTTACAACTTGGGGAGCTGTACGAGTTTGGTTTTAATGAGGTGTTGCATAGCAGATATTTCAACCCTGAATTTGATAGCTACGGCAAAGAATTAATTGGATTAAGCCCATTACGTGCTGCATCCAAGACATTGCAGCGTAGTGACGATGAAACAAATTACAGCGTTTCAGCGTTCCAAAATAGTGGCATTAGTGGTATAGTAAGCAACGAAAGTATATCACCCGATGAAACAAATATAGAAGCAGCAGGGCAAATGAAAAGTGCCTTTTATGCAGAGGCTACAGGTGTAAAGAATGCAAAAAAGTTGTTATTTACTTTAGGTAAAATAAATTATACACCTATTGGACTTTCGCCCGTAGATATGAATCTGATTGAAAGCGAAAAAATGACATTTAAGACGTTGTGTAATATCTTTGGTGTATCTACGGTACTATTTAACGATGGGCAAAGCAGTACCGAGAGTAACGTTAAAGAAATGGTAAAGCAGTTATATTTAAATGCTGCATTACCCGAAGCATACGCTTTTAGAGATGCGTTTAATAATCAAATTTGCCCGAAATTTAACGATGGTAATACAAAGTACTACGTTGATTGTGATTTAACCGATATAACAGCGTTACAAGACGATATGAAGGCGATGGCAGAAACATTTAGTTCTTTGCCTATTATGATACCAAACTTTATACTTGAAGCGATGGGCTACGGTAAGCAGGACAACCCCGACATGGATAAAGTGTATATTAAAAACGGTTACACACCAATAGACGAATTAAGCATTAATACAGGCGACTTATGATAACAGACGAACGCATACAATTGATATGTAGTAAGGCTATTACACTGCCTGAATGCCCAGTAAAAAAAGAGCATGCAATAGCGCAAAGGGTATGGTTGTTTAATCAAATTAAAAAACTATTATCCGAATGTCAATAGAAGATCAAAACGAGTATTACAGGCTATATCATACGTTCCAAATGGGCCGTGAACTCAATTATACACCAAAGTTTTACAAGATACTTGTTGCGCAACAGACCTATTTTATTGAGCAAATAAAAGCAGGCGTAGACTATAATACAGCGTTAAATACAATGCCTTTTGGCTCGATGTATGACTTAGAAAAGAAGCTTTATAATGAGTGTGCAACCGTTTGGGGTGCAAAGGTTCGTTTAAGCATTTTAAGGCAAGAAACAACGCAAAAGAAAGCCCGAAGCCCTATAGGATTTAATGCCGAGATGGTAAGGCTAATGAATCAATATTTTTTAACCGATTGGGCAAATATTGTAGCAGGAATTACGGACACAACAAAAGCAGAAATCCAAAAGGTATTGATTGAGGCAAACGGTTTAGGATGGTCAATAAGTGAAATTGTAGAAGCCATACAAAACGAGGAACTAACACGAATGAGAGCAAGACGTATTGCACGTACTGAAACGAATACAGCAGCCAACCAAGCAGGTAGATTTGCGGCAAAGGCTACAGGAAGGAACTTAAATAAAATATGGATAGCAACACGAGACAATAGAACACGTCACGACCATACAGCCGTTAATGGGCAAATAGTAGGGATTGATGATTTTTTCGATGTTGGAGGATCCCCTATGTTGCAACCGGGTGATAGAGGCACAGACGAAAAAAAAACACCTGCAAAAGAAATAGTCAATTGCAGGTGTACAAGCGGTTATATTCCAATTAAATAAGCCCTACCTCTCGCATTTTATCAACTAAAGGTTGCTCACGTTCAATTTTGCTACAATGGTTTAAAATAGCATTTTCTACAAACTGTTTTTCGGTTTGTTTTAGCTTTTGGCTATTATCCACCACCATCTTTTTAAAGTCCTTACTTATTCTTATTACATCGCCTTTTATTAAAGGCCGAACTTCTTTTTTAGTAGTTGCCATATTGAATTATTTTGATACTTTAGTTTCATGTTTTCAGCGTACAAATTATCCTTTTCTTCTATTGCATCTTTAAGTTTTTTAGCAACAACACAGTCAAGCTTTGCTAAATTACACACCGAAATATATTTTTTATAACCGAGACTAGCTTGTTCTTTTACTACTACTAACCAAACGTTGTTTTCTTTTATAATATCTATTCCCTTTTCGCAATCTTTCAACTTCTCGAAATACTCAAACGAAATTGTAACCGTTAAAACTTTATCATTCATAGTGGTAACATTTGTGTACAAATGTATATTATAAATATCGTTTAATCAAAAGTAAATTTGTACAGAAATGAACGAAGAGAGAGTATACAAATCATTTATCACTACAGTTAAGGATATCGACCAACAAGGCCGCTTAATTGTTGCGGCTAATGCTTTTGGTAATGTAGACTCGCACCAAGATGTTTCAATGCCTGGATCTTTTAATAAAACACTGAAAGAGAATTTTAACCGCTTACGCTGGTTTCTTAACCACGATACAAGAATACTATTAGGCGTGCCATTGCAAGGTAAAGAGGTGTTTCCGTACTTAGAGCTTGAAGGGCAATTGAACATGAACAAGCAAGTTAGCCGTGACATTTACGAAGACTACAAGTTATACGCTGAACACGGCAAAAGTCTTGAACACAGTGTGGGTGTATCGGCTATAAAAAAAGAAATTAAAGACGATGTAAGAAATGTAAGTGAATGGAAGTTGTGGGAATATTCTACGCTAACAGGGTGGGGATCAAATGAGCGCACCCCGCTACTAAGCATGAAGTCAGCAGATAATGTAAATGATGGCATTGATTGGCTTAACGTTATGCTAAAAAAAGGCAACTATACCGATGAGCGGTTTATAGAGATAGAAAAACAATTGAGTTTGTTAAAAACACTGGTTATTGAGCCGTCAAAAGACACTCAAATAATTGAGCCGAAAAATGCAAATAATATTGTTGATGCAATAAAATTATTTAACGCTTTAAATTAAGCAAAAAATGGAACTAAAAGAAATACTTACCGCCTTAGAAGAAACAAAAGGTAAATTTTTAGCAGATGCAAAAACTGATGCTAATTTAGAAATTAAAGCTGCTATTGAGAGCCAAAACAAGGTAATTGATGAGAAGCTTGCAAAGGTTGATATTAAAGGCTTAGAAGACAAAGTAAATGAGACTGTAAAAGGTTTTAACGACTTGCAAACTAAAGTAAAAAATACCAAAGTGGTAGCCGAACAAAAAAAGAGTTTTGACGAGGTTTTTTCACATGCTATCATGGAAAACCAAGACAATATTTTAAAGATGGCTAATGGTGAGCGTGGCGCACTAAAAAGCTTTGATTTTAATATTGATTTAAAAGCAGTAGGCGATGTTTCTACAGCTAATGTAACAGGTAGTGCTGTGTGGGGCTCAATTAAAAGACCAGGCATTATTGAAGACCCAAAGCGCAAAGTACACATGCGTGAAGTAATTAACGGTGGTTCAATTGGTGCAGGTACAGATTACTACTTTATGAAGCAAAACGGTAATGGTGAAGGTTCACCTGCATTTGTTGCTGAAGGTGCATTAAAGCCTCAATTTGATGAGGATTTAGTAGAAAGTTCTGTAAAGATTGAAACCATTGCAGGTTGGGAGCGTGTTACTAGAAAAGCAATGATGAATATACCTGGTTTTATTTCATTCTTACAAAGCAGAATGATTGAAAAACTTTACAAAGCAGAAGATGCAGGTATATTATACGGTACAGGTGTAAGCCCTGAGATTAAAGGTATTTTAACGGATGGCAACTTCACAGCAAGCACATCTACAGCTAGTACCTTAGTTGAGCGTATTACCGATGATTTGGCAAAGATTGAAGATAGTTTTGAAAGAAACGCAAACATCATTTTATTACGTCCTATCGACTATTTTGGCTTCTTTAAAAACAAGGCTTCTGGAAGTGGTGAATACGATTTACCATTTAACGTTCAAATCGTTAACGGTCAATTGTTTATTAGCGGTGTACCTGTAAAAGCTTCTACAGCATTACTAGCTACTGACTATATGGTAGGTGACTTGAACGGTGCTAATTTCTTAACTCAAGAGAATATGAGAA